TCCAAAAGAAGATAGAATGTATTATGTAAGGAGATACTACGATGCGACCTCACTATTTAAAATCAATATCCCAACACCAGTCATGGCTGGCGTCCGGACCCCTGTCAGGCAGTTTGCAAGTTGCGTTCTTGTTGACTCTAACGATACCCTTGATAGCATCTTTGCCAGCGATATGTCTATTGGACGCTATACAGCGCAAAGAGCAGGAATCGGAATCAACGCAGGACGTATCAGAGGAGTAAATGCAAAGATTAGAGGCGGTGAAGTAGCACACACAGGTATTATTCCGTTCCTAAAGAAATTTGAAGCAACAGTACGTTGTTGTACACAAAATGGTGTACGTGGCGGCAGTGCTACTACGCACTTCCCGTTTTGGCATCAAGAGATTGAAGACATCCTTGTACTAAAAAACAACAAAGGTACAGAGGATAACAGAGTACGTAAGTTAGATTACAGCATACAGTTAAACAAAACTATGTATGAAAGGTTATTATCCGGCGGAGATATAACTCTTTTCTCACCACATGATGTGCCAGGCTTGTATGATGCTTACTTTGGTGATCCAGAAGTGTTCCAAGAGCTATACGAGAAATACGAACGTGCATACAGCATTAAAAAGAAAACTATTCCAGCAATGGAGTTGTTTAGTGCGTTGATCAAAGAACGTGCAGAAACAGGACGCATTTATATTATGAATGTTGATCACTGTAATACACACAGCTCATTCAAAGACACAGTATATATGAGTAACTTGTGCCAAGAGATTACACTACCAACTAAGCCGTTAGAACACATTGATGACGAAGAAGGTGAAATTGCATTGTGTATCTTAAGTGCTATCAATGTAGGATTAATTAAATCTTTAGGTGACTTAGAAGAACTATGTGACTTAGCTGTTAGAGCATTAGAAGAAATTATTGACTATCAAAAATATCCTATTAAGGCTGCAGAGAAGTCAACTAAAGCAAGACGTTCATTGGGTGTAGGCTACATTGGACTTGCACATTATCTAGCTAAGAATAAAGTTAACTATGCTGATCCTAAAGCGTGGAAAATAGTACATGACTTATCAGAAGCATTCCAATACTATTTGTTAAAAGCATCTAACACACTTGCACAAGAGCGTGGCGCTTGTGATTACTTTGACCGTACTAAATACAGTGATGGCATATTGCCTATTGACACATATAAAACTGATGTCGATACTATTGTGGAGAACAAGTTAAGCTATGATTGGGAGGCTTTACGAGTACAGATTAGGGAACACGGACTACGGCACAGCACATTGTCCGCACAAATGCCTTCGGAGAGCAGTTCCGTTGTGTCGAACGCTACCAATGGAATCGAACCTCCTAGAGGCTACTTGTCCGTTAAGAAAAGCAAAAAAGGGCCTCTTAAGCAGATTGTTCCACAGTATAATACACTAAAGAACCACTACACGTTGTTATGGGAGATGCCAAACAACACAGGATATATAAATACTGTTGCTGTTATGCAGAAGTTTTTCGACCAAGCTATCAGTGGTAACTGGAGTTACAATCCAACTCATTATGAAAACAATGAAGTGCCTATGAGTCAGATGATTCAGGACCTATTGACAACATATAAAATGGGATGGAAAACTAGTTACTACCAAAACACTTATGATTATAAAACTGATCCAAGTGAAGCTGTAATTGATGAACCTGCACATAACGTAGGCTGGCACGACAATGTAAAAGAGTCACCAGTTGAACGAACAGAGTTTAATGGCACTGATGATGAATATGAAGAATATTGTGATTCGTGTGCAATTTAATTGTTGACAGACACAATAAAAGATAGTATTATACTATTAGACATAGTAAGGAAAGAGACACATGGCAAAGACAGTTTTTAACAAAGATAAGGTGGACTTCACCAAACAGAATATGTTCTTCGGAGCAGATCAAAACACACAGCGTTACGATACATTTCGTTTTCCTGTGTTTGACAAACTTAACCAAACAATGCTTGGATATTTTTGGAGACCTGAAGAAGTAAGTCTACAAAAAGACAGAGCTGACTTTGCTAACTTCCGCCCAGAGCAGAAGCATATCTTTACAGCAAATTTAAAGTATCAAACACTGCTCGACAGTGTCCAAGGACGTGGTCCATGCCTAGCATTTTTGCCGCATGTTTCACTTCCTGAACTAGAAGGATGTATTGTTACTTGGGACTTCTTTGAAACAATCCATTCACGTAGCTATACACACATTATGAAAAATGTGTATGCTGATCCTGCAGAAGTGTTTGACACTATTTTAGATGATGAAAAGATTATTGCTCGTGCAACAAGTGTTACTAAACATTATGATGCATTTGTAGAAGCAGTTGATGCTTACAATCATAGAGGCGAAGGTAGCTTACATGATGTTAAAAAGAAACTGTATCTAGCAATGATGACTGTAAACATTTTAGAAGGTTTGCGTTTCTATGTAAGTTTTGCATGTACATTTGGTTTTGGCGAACTGAAGCTAATGGAAGGCTCAGCTAAGATTATTTCACTTATTGCTCGAGATGAAGCTCAACATTTAGCCCTAAGCACACATGTTTTGAAAATTTGGTCACAAGGCAAAGACGATCCAGAAATGAAGAAGATTGCCAAAGAGTGTGAACAAGATGTATACGACTTATGGCGTGATTGTGTTGCAGAAGAAAAAGACTGGGCTGACTATTTGTTTAAAGATGGCTCAATGATTGGATTGAATGCAGCTTTACTAAATCAATATGTTGAATACATTGCCAACCGCAGGTTAAAGGCGCTGGGGTTACAAGCAATTTTTGATCAGCCTGTTAACACTAACCCACTTCCTTGGACACAACATTGGTTAAGTAGCTCAGGGCTACAAGTTGCTCCACAAGAGACAGAAGTAGAGTCTTATATTATCGGCGGCATCAAACAAGATGTAGACAAGGATTCATTGAAAGGATTCAGTTTATGATAACTATATGGGGCAAACCTGCATGTCCAAGTTGTACAAAAGCTAAAGCACTATGCGAAACAAGACAGTTACCATACGAGTATAAAGAATTAGGCAAAGACTTTACAAGAGAAGAAGTCTTTGAAGAATTTCCAACAGCAAGAACATTTCCGCAAATTATAGTTGGCGGGAACAAAGTTGGCGGATACGAACAAATGGTAGAATATATTGAAAATACTAATTATAACGGAACAGGACATACTATATAATGTTAATCGAAGCACCGTATAAAGTTGGAGACAATGTCTCATTTAAATTAAGTTCAGGCGAAGAGATTGTTGCACGTTTAGAAAAAGAAGATGAAAAGTCTTACACACTAAAAAAGCCAATGGTACTTATTGCACAGCAACAAGGACTAGGACTCGCACCATTTATGTTTAGTGTATCACCTGATGGTAAATTTGTTTTAAACAGTTCAGCAGTAAGTTGTATGGCTAAAACAGAAGAACAAATCAGCAAACAATATACAGAAAAGACAACTGGCATAGCGTTGTAAAGATCACGATAAATACATTCATATAAGGAATGTATTGATGACAACACCACGTGGCGCACCATTTGATAAAAATAATATCTTTAATAGAGATTCTGTAGATGGCGGAAAAACTACTTATGAGCAAGCAGGATCTACGTTAGACGGCGGCTCATTTACAGCACCAAATCCAGAAATAAATGACTGTGGCAATCTTCCAAAAGTAGGAGAAGCCACATATGTTCCTGATCCGAATTATGATAAAAATGGTTTAATTATAGGAGCATAATATGGCAGAACTTGGTAGCATCATCTTACGTAGAGGTACTACAGCCGAAAGGTTAGCCTTTGTTCCACTCAAGGGTGAAATAATATACGACACTGAACTTAAACAAGTATTTGTTGGTGACGGTGAAAAGTATGGCGGTAACAATGTTTTCAACGAGCAATTAGTTGTTGACAATGATAACAACCTAAAAGTTGGAAATAATCTTGCTGTTATAATTGACGACAATGGCGAAGCAAAAAGTCTAAGACTTCCGGGTGGAGATAAGAAAGACAGACCTAATCCTGTAGAAGGCAGTTTACGTTACAATAAAAATGATAAAGTAGTTGAGTATGCTGACGGCCAAGAATGGTTCTTTTTAAATAAAACTGTTATCAACGGTGACGTAGTAGAACTATACGTTAGCCTTGACGGACACGATGATAGACGTTACGGAGTACAAAGAGGTAGAAGTTGGGGTACAGCTTTTAGAACTATCAACTCAGCAATGCGTTTAGCAGAAGATATTATAAATGCTAATCCTGAAACTGAAAACTTTGTTAACGAAGAACAACCTATAAAAACAAAACAGATACTAGTACATGTAGCAAGTGGCATATACGAAGAACACTTGCCTATTAAGGTTCCAGAGAACACAAGTATATTTGGAGCAGGACAAAGACGTACAACAGTAAGACCAAAGATTGGTGTACCAAGTGAATCACCTTGGGCAAAGATACGCTTTTGGAGAGAAACAGATGAATTTCCAGATGGATACTTTGGATATCATTATCTAACAGATCCTCGTAGTGAATATAGTACACCACGTGATAACTTATACAATGACGTATTCTTGTGTAACAGTACAAACTGGTTTCACGATTATACAACAGACAAGCATAGTAGTTTTGCCTTTGTACTAGATCCCGAAGGACAAATTTTAACTAAGTCACCTTATCCACATACAGGTGCATGTTTTCCAAAATCAAGTTACGACACTGATCCTTATGCAGTTGGCTTCCATGGAGGTATATTTGCAGACGGATTCACAGGAAACCAAGAATTTAATATAGACTCAGTAGCAGGCGATAACCTTAGTATGGTTGCTAGTAGCTTTTGGCGTAAGCCTCTTATGCCTACAGCGTTTTATGCAGATGGTAATCGTTATCAAGCACAATCAGTTACAGCACCTAGTGATGCAAAAGTAAATGCAACAACATTATTAGCGGCAAACAAAAGTTTTATACAAGAAGAAACTATTACATATGTTAACAATACATATTTGTTTGATTATAATAGAGACAAGTGTAAACGTGATTTACAATTTATACTAAAAGCAAGTAGTTACGATAGTATACTAGGTACTAATTATTTTGGACGCATAGCCGCACTTTCTTACACAAGACCAAACAGTGCGTATGTATTAAGTGATCAGCTTGCACCTACAATAGGCGGTCTGACATATGCAAAAGGACAAGCCAACACAGCATTATCTGATATAACTGCTGTCCAACAAGCAAATGCTAGTATATTTGATGATGTTATAGATGTCCTAAACAATGGCGCAGGAAATGTTGACGACTTATTTTTTCCGGCAACAGTATATGACGATGCTAAAGATTATGCTAGTGCAATTATCACCGCAAACAAAACGTTCATACAAGCAGAAACAGTAGAGTTTATTAGACAAAAAGTAGTAGCAGGTGCTGAGCCATTTACTACTGATTATGTTTACGACCAAGCAAAATGTGAAAGAGATATAGGATTCTTATTAGACGCATTAAGATTTGATTTATTGTTTGAAGGTAATACTGCAATTAAGGAAATAGCAAATAGTTATTGGAACGGAATAACAAGTGTAATACCAACACAAATTCAACAGCACATAGCCGCATTTGGATTTATAAGAAGTATCATCGATACTATTATGCGTAATACTGTTTTTACTGTAGGTCAACGTAAGCAAGTAGTAGTTGAACAGCAAACTATAGCAGAGCCTACAATAAGTGAAAGTCTTATAACACGAGCGCAAGGTTTAATATTACTAGTTGAAGAAGTAATTGAAAGCGGAACTAACTATGCACCGCAAACTGTAGCACCTAACTTTGAAACACTAGTTGCGAATACTCCTCCAGCATTTGTAGATGACTTACAAGCAAAACTTACCTTGCGTACATCATTTGTTACTGAGTTTCCTAATATTATTACAAGCACAATTAATTTTATCGATACTAACTATGCAAGTTTTGTGTACGATGAAGACACATGTCGTAGAGATGTAGGACTTATCATTGATGCAATGATACACGACTTAACCTACGGTGGAGAAGCTGAAACTTGTGAGGCCGCGGCAACTTATTTTGAAACAGGAAGTACAGTAATTGCTGACCAAGAAGCCGAAACAGTTGATGCAATAAACAAAGCAAGAGATCTTGCGATTGCCTGTGTTGCTAACACTTCTGTTACTCCGTTACAAAGTGTAGTTACACAAACGACTAATAGTAATAATGGTGAAGCAGGCACAGACGCAACAATCACAACACTATTTGGCATAATAACTAATTTAATTACAAACTATGTAAGTATTAAAGAAGCACATGATCTTATTATGTCTAACATTAGTTGGATACAAGATGAAACTATTGCATTTATTAATGCTTCGTATCCTGCATTTGTTTACAACGATGTCTTATGTAAACGTGATACAGGATATATTGTTGCAGCTATTGCAAACGATTTGTTTGGAGGTAGTAGAAGAAGTGTAGAAGCAGGCAGAAGTTATTATAGAGGTGTAAGCGACTTAGGTGATCCAAGTGTTGCAATTGGCGCACAGCTAACAGAAACACTAGCGGCAAACAATCATGTCAAAGGACTTATACAAAATGTATTAAGTAATGTAGCAGCATCGCCAACATACCAATCTGTTTCAACACAAACTATTACAACAGATGTTGTAGCACAGACTATAAAAGATAAAGCAAACAGCGACTTCAATATAATACTTGATATTATGGAGAACGGAGAAACACAAGGTCCGCAGAGTCTACCTAAATATACTATTAATATAAGCAGTGAAACTCCATTACTACCTGCACTTGTAGATAGAAACTTAACAATGATTACAGCTGGTAACAAGTCATTTGTTGCTACTGACTGGACAATGTTTGGTAACTTAGGTTACGGTGTACTAGCAAGAAATAATGCAAGAGTTGAGCTTGTTAGTATATTCACATACTATTGTGGATACACATACAAAGCAGAAAGCGGATCAGAAGTACGTTCACTTAATGGTTCAAGTTCAAACGGAATATACGGATTAGGCGCTGAAGGTAGAAACCCATTCGAAGTTCCTGTTAATGCAGCAACAGTTAATGAAAGTGTGTTTGTAGCACAAGCCGATAGTACTATAGCAAGCGAAAACGTAGCCGGCGATCTACAAATTACAATTAAAAATGCACAAGGTTATGATAGCTCTGCGGCAGAGTTCTTTAATGTTATGGTTGCAGATATTGCACACGGCGGTGCAACAGGTAATGTAAGTTATGAAATTGGTAACTTCAACGGTAACAAACTAAACATTCGAGGAAGTGCTTCAGGACTATTAGCAGACATCCCAGACAATGCAAATATTACAATTAGACTATTACAAGAATATGAAATTGATACTAATGCTGATATTACAAACCTGTTACTAGGTGCAGCCTTACAGTATGATAACGAACCGGATGTTGGTTATAGAATTATTCAAGTTACTCCAAATGAAAATGTAGTAAACAGATTTGCTATTAGAGCACTGCCAACACTAAATCACTTAGGCGTTGTTATAAATGGTGGCGGTAGTAATATAGGTCCAGGAGTAAATCAATTTACAATCAACCAAATAGGATATGACGCTGACGAACTAGTAAACAGACGTTTAGGTTACAAAGGAACAATTTATAAAGTTACTGCCTTCGACCCTGTAAACTATGTTATTACATTAGATCAAAATTTGAACGATGCACTTATTGACCAAGCAAGTGTACGACTAAGTCCGCCACCCGGAGCAACAGGTAAAATATTTACTGACTTCTCAATTGTTAAAGCCGGTAACCACGACATGCTTGATGTTGGTACAGGCTCATATGAAGATTCAAACTATCCAAGAGAACTTTATGGACCTCCAACTAGACGTCCAGCACAATCACAAGAAGTTACAGAGACAGCACCAGGGCGTGTGTTCTTTGTTACTAACGACCAAGACGGTAACTTTAGAGTTGGTGATTACTTCCGTGTTAACCAAGGTGATGGTAGTGTTAGTTTCTCAGCAAGTATTGCTCTTTCAAACTTAGACGGCTTAGGATTTACACGTGGTGTTACAGTAAATGAATTTTCACCAGACAGTGACATGTCAGATATTAGTGACGAAGCTCTTCCAACAGAACAAGCCGTTGTTAATTATATCAACAAACGCCTAGGACAAAATGATCTAGGACAAAGTGTTGGTGTAACAAGAATTGGTGCGGGTGTTGTTATGCTAGACGGAAGTCAAGCACTTGAAGGCGATCTAGATTTAAACAATAACGATATAAACAATCTTACATTATTAAATGTAACAAACATAGACGCAACTCAAACTGACACAGATACACTGATAGTAAACACAAGCACAGTTACGCCAACACTTCGTGTTACAGACTTAACTAATAATCGTATACTATTAGGAGGCACATCAGGAGAAGTTGAAGATAGTGCAAACTTAACATTTGATGGCTCACTTTTAACTGTAACTGGTGACGAAACAATAACTGGCTCGCTTACAGTGCAAGGTATTACAACATTTTCACAAATGGAAGTTGATAACCTAACAGTAAACGGAGAAATATTTGGCGGACCACTTAATACAGATGATGTAAGAATCGCAGGTAACAGAGTTGAAACAACTGCAACCAATAGTAACTTAGAGTTGAATACATCAGGTACAGGTACTGTTGAATCATTAAAAGATACAAACATAACAGGTGACTTAGGTATATCTGGTGATGTTAATGTTACAACTGATTTAAATGTAACCGGTGATACTACACTAGCAACTGCAAAAGTATCTGACTTAACAGATACACGTTTAGTTTATGCTGGAGCAAATGGAGAACTTAAAGACGAACAAGACTTTACAATAACATTTGACACAGAATTAATAGATGGTGTGAATGAGCCGCGAACTAATGTAAATCTAGTTGGTAGGCATAGTGTAGTAGGAAGTATTGAAGTAGATGATATTCAATTAGACGAAGATACTATTACAATTAATGGACAGCGTATATATGGCGCAGGTAGTGCCGCAAGCGGAAGCATTTTTCTAATACCAGGATCTACAGGACTTAATGTAGGTACAGTAGAAGTTACTGGTAATTTAAGTGTAAGCGGATCGTTTTCTACTACTGATGTAGGACTTCAAAACACACAGATAAACGGTAACCTAAATGTGTTTGGTAACTCAACATTTGGAGATCAAATTACAGATGCGGTTACATTTACAGCAAGAGTCAATAGTGACCTTTTACCGTTAACAGATAGTGCCCATGACTTAGGAACAGATGGATCAGGCGGACTTGCATATCGTTGGGCAAATGTGTTTACTGATAACTTAGATAGTTATGATTTAAATATTAGAGAAGCTGGTGATATAAGTGTATTCAACTCAGCGGGTACTCCGGTAGAAACGTTTAGTGTAACAGGTAGTTCGGGATTTATTGAAAGCACTGGTGGCTTAGAAGTTACATATTCAGGTGACATAAGAGTATACAACAGCGATGCAACACCAGCAGTAACTTTTGAAGTTGACGGTGCAACAGGTGACGTTAATATTGCAGGTGATGTAGATGTACAAGTTAACTTTACAATAGCTGGTACACTACTTGCTGATTTAAGAATTGAAGATGCCGCAGTTGTTATAAACAGTAATTACACAGGTACACCTAGTGTTGACGGATTAGACGGAGCCTTAGAAATTGAACGTGGCGCTGGTACAAATGTTAAATTACTTTGGAATGAAACTACTGACAGATGGCAAATTACAAATGATGGATCAGTCTACGGCGACTTAAGAACCAAAGAAGAAATTGCTTCTGATATTGCTGATGCAAGAACAGACAGTTTAGGATTTAATACTAGTGACGGTGTGTTAACAGCAACTAGAGGTGATGCATCAACTTACACAGTTGACTTAGATGGTCGTTATGTTTTAGATACAGGTGATACAATAACTGACACAATTACTATTAGTAAAAGTGCAGTTGACAATGCATCTACAACAGATTTATTATACCTTAAAGGTACAACAACAGACATAGGATCTACACCTATGGCAGTTGGTATAGCCTTTGAAATAGAAGATAGTAATAATTCAACTAACTTGTCAAGGATACGTAGTGCCGCAGTAAATGGCACAACATACGGAGACGATGACGAAGCAGCAAGTAATATAATATTCAGTACAACCAATGGCGGCACAGAAGCTGATCATATGATTATCACAGGGCGTGGTAATATTGGTATACAACAAATTAATCCACAGTACAACTTAGATATTACAGGGACACTTAATACTACAAGTGACACAAGTATTAGAGGAACACTTACTGTAAACACAATTAATGAAGTAAGCGCAAATAACGGTGTAAGTGTAGAAGGAGTATTGCTAAAAGATAGTATTGTAAATTCAGATACAATAGTATCGCAAAGTGCAAATACTAACTTAACACTATCTGGTAATGGAAGTGGTGTTGTTTCTATATCAGACAGTTTGATTGTTGACAGCATCACAGCACGAAGCGGAACAAATACTAATTTAACACTAGCAGGTAAAGGCACAGGTACTGTTGACATTACGACAGCAATGACAGTGGATAGTATTAGTTCACGTACAGCAGATGCTAACTTAATCCTTAGTGGTAATGGTGACGGTGATGTACGTATTCTTGACGACTTAGAAGTTACAGCAAGTGTTAAGAGTGATACTATAACATCTTATAATGCTGATACAAATCTAACACTTACAGGCAACGGCACTGGAATAGTTTACGTCAATGATAACTTTGATGTCAACGGAACTATTACAGCAACAACAGTTTCAGCAGATACTATAACAAGTGAAACAGCAGATACTGATCTATCACTAAGTGGTAACGGTACAGGCAATGTAAATGTTGTAGACAACTTAAATGTTAACAACATTAGTTCTTACACTGCTAACACTAGCTTACAATTAAGCGGTGACGGTACAGGTGGTGTACAAATTACTGACTCATTACAAGTTAACAGTGTTGCAGGTTATACACTAAATGCCGATCTAACCCTAAGTGGCAACGGTACAGGCAACGTTGTTGTTAGTACAGGATTAATTGTAGATACCATTACATCTAGACAAACAGATACAAATCTTTCATTAACAGCAAATGGAACAGGCAAAGTTTACATTAACGATACGTTTGAATGGACAGGTACTGCAACAGGTAGTATTGACGGTAATGCTGCCACAGTGACTAACGGAGTTTACACATCTGGAAACCAAAGTATTGCCGACAATAAAACTTTTACAGGAACACTTACATCTACTACACTAACAACTGGCGCAGCTGCAACAGCAGGAAGCATTACTGGTAATTGGAGTTTAACAACAGGCTCTAGACTACAAGCAACATATGCTGACTTGGCAGAGATATACGATACTGATCGACTTTATCCTACAGGAACTATTGTAATGTTTGGCGGAGACAAAGAAGTTACACAATCAAACGAGTATGCAACTACACGAGTAGCTGGAGTTATATCAAGTGATCCTGCATTTATAATGAACTCAACCGCAGACGGACAAGCAATAGCACTCAAAGGTCGAGTGCCGGTATTTGTACAAGGACAGTGTAACCCAGGAGACTTTATTGTAGCCAGTACTGACCCTGGAGTAGGAGTAGCCACTAATAAATATATTGCAGGTGCAGTAATTGGTAAAGCAATTAAGGCAAAAACAAGCACTGAAATAGAGCTACACGAAATAGCAGTTGGAGTACTATAATGCCAGGAGCAGTAAGAGCTGAAACAGATGTACACGTTGGTCATGACAGTCCTACACCATCGCCAAAACATCAAACAGCATATGTAGCAGGACAAACAACTGTATTTGTAAATGGTAAATCAGTTATACGCAAAGATGATAAAACAGCATGTGGTGACCCAGCTGTTGGTTCTGCAAGCTCTGTATATGCTGAAGGTAAATTAATACATAGACTAAATGATGCAACAGGCGGACACGGATCGTTTGTTCCTAACAAAGCACAAACAGCAAGCTCTGATGTAATTATTGAAGCAGGATGGTATGTACCGATAAACGTATCACCAGAAGAAGCAAAAATATTAAATGACGAAGCGCCGTTGCGTACTGATGCTGACGAAGCAATAGAATATGGAGACGGAGGAATTTCAAATGGTGACGGCGAATTTAGATCAAATA